GCACCAGCTGGGCAAACCGCCAGCGCACACCGGCAGCACCGAACCCATCGAGGGCTGCCATCAGCTGCTGCAGTTCCTCGCGCGTCAGATACCGGCGCCGCTTCCGCTCACCGTTGCCCGGCACCTTGGCGCAGGGATTGTCCGGCCGCAGCCCCCAGAGGATCGCCAAGTTGAACGCCTTCCGCAGCACCGCTAGGGTCCGGTTGGCTTGGGTGCCGCCGACCGATCGGATCAGCTTCATCACCTGCGCGGTCGTCACCTGCTGCACTTTGGTGGTGCCCAGCTCCGGGATAATGTGCGCCTCCCAGATGCTCTTGTATCCGGCGCGCGTCGAGGCCCTCAGCGTGCCGTAGTGCTCCAGCTGAAGGCGGGCGTAAAGATCTGCCACCGATGGGCCGCGGCGCAGCTTCTGGCGCGCGCTGGTGGGCGCTTCCCCCTTGGCCACCGCAGCCAGCAGCTTGTGGGCTTCCTCCCGCGCCAGCGTGCGGCTGACGATCGGCAGCCGGCCGATCTTGTGGTGCTGCTGCTTGCCCCCCGGTTCCCTGAAGCGCAGGTACCAAGTCTCGACCCCGCTCGGCAGCTTCAGGATCCCCAGCCCGGGCACCTTTGTATCAGCGATCCACTCTCTTTTCATGGCCTCTCCCATTCGCGCACCATTCGCGCAGATTTGCGCGAATGGCCGTGATTCTGCGCGAACAGCCGTGAGAAGGCAAGGCGGAATCTAGTGGTTGAATCAGAGGCTTAGTGAGATTCCGTGAGATTCCGTGAGCTGTTCTTAGGCGACTTTTAATCGCTGATTCAATCCAAAAAGGATCTGTAAAAACAAAGACTTAGCGACCAGTTAGAAAGGCCATTCGCGCAGTATTCGCGCACTTGGGAGCCCGTAGCTCAGCGGTAGAGCGCTCGACTTTTAATCGAGATGCCGACAGTTCGAATCTGTCCGGGCTCACCATTCTCCAGCAGCACGCTGCTGCGCTGTTCGCCTGCGGTGGCAGTTGGCGCACCTTACATCGCACTTGGCGATCTCCTCCTCGATCACTTGCCAACGCCAGGTCTTTCCAATGGCTTTGCCAATAGGGAAACTTTTTTCGGCTGGATCGCGGTGGTCAAACTCAAGCACCACGGGGTCAGCCTCGCCGCAGTCAACACAGGGATGCGTCGCCAAGTGCTCTCGGATCAATTCACGGTTCTTGTGGCGCCGCTTTTGATTGGAGGCAGCCGCCTGCTGCTTGACCTTCTCCCGGTTGCGCTCGTAGTAGGCGCGCTGATACTCGGAGCTATTGGAGGGCACATCCTTTCAACGGCAGCCGACATTCTAAGGGCTATCGCACCGCATCCGATGGATCTTCCCGGGCGCCTCGGCCGGGTCATCCAACTCGATCATGCGGAAGTCATCGATGCCATGGGTCTCGGCGAAGTGCTGCGCCGCGGTGTGGGTGGGAAACGGCCCGACGTGCCATGGGCCGATGCTGAGGATGTAGGTCATGGGTGGATGAGCGCGACAGTCGGACAGGTGCTGTTTGATGGCAGCGGCCATGGCTGCCAGATCATCCTCGCTAAAGGTGACGGTCATGCCGCCAGAGCCGCCAGAGCGGCCTTCACGTCGGCGGCTTTGTAGCCGTTGGCGGCCTCGGTCAGACTGCTGTAGTTGCGGCCCATGCCGGTGCCGGTGCCGACGAGGACGTTGACGGTGCCCCAGCTGAAGAAGGTCACTTGCACTTCGCGACCCTTGCCGGTGGTGAGCACGAAGGCGTTGTCGGCGACTTGCTGGATCATGGTGGTCATCGGTCGAGTGGCTGTCGATGAATGAATCATACCCCACCGGCAGCGCGAATCCCCGGATCAGGGTGGTCGGTTTACATCCCGTCACACTTGCAGCATGGTGCGCCCCGTTACCGTATGGGCAGCCGTGCGGTTGCCGTGCCTGCCTTCATTGTCGAGATCACGGCGAAGGTCATCTACCGATCGGACACCGCAGCCGAGGACCTGCCAGCCGACATCTACAGCCAGCTGTCAGAGTTCATCCGCAACGACGACGACATTGTCGATCTAAGCATTGAAGTGTTCCAGCTGCCGGCGGATCTCCGTGGAACGGCACCACATTGACGAAACTCGGCTGGTCACCCGGCGATCAGCCCGCGATCAGATACACCTGGCATGGGATCACCGCTGCGCCTACTGCGGCGACCAGCTGGGCCGCAGCCCCACCCTCGACCATGTGATCCCAAAGGTGCATGGCGGTCTCACCGTGCGGGAGAACCTGGTCAGCTGCTGCTTCATGTGCAACAGCCGCAAGGGCCACAAGCACTGGGTTGACTGGTTCCGGGCTCAGCCGTTCTGGACCGCGGCCCGGGAGTGGGCCGTCATCCAATGGCTGGCTCAGTAGTAGGTCACGTAAATCTCGGCCTGCCATAGGTCGATCGTGTACCGGCAGATCCCACCGCTTTGGCCGCAAGCGCGATACAGCGGCATCCCGTCGTCGTCGATCATCACGTCAATCCATCGCCCCTCGCCCCTCTCCAGCCGTTCGATCACTTCCCGTTCCGTCGTCATACAGATCACACCGCGCGGCAAACCTTCCACCAGTCTGGCGGGCTTCCGGGAACCCGAACGAGCACTCTCCCGCCAGCGGCAGCCACTGGCAGCAGCTCCAGCAGGCGACCTTCTTCCGGTATATCTCCTTCACTTCCTCGATCGGCTGCTTCATGCGAAGCGCCAGGTAGTGGTACTGCGCCCGAAGGTACGCCTCACGCATGTCAGGCGTGCCAAGGTCAATCTCGATCTGGTCCGATCGCGGCATTCTCACAATCGCCCGCCAGTTCTCGCACAGTGAGCGTCGATCGATCTGCAGGCGGCCGTGATAGAAGCTGATCACTTGTCTTCGCCGTATGCCGGCGCGTGAAACTGACGCTCTAACTGCAAGCTAGGTGGCTCCAGCTCATCGATCAACACGCTGAGCAGGTGCACGGCCTCGCGGTCAGTGCTGCGAGCGCGGCAAATGATGTCGTGGTTGTCGTGCATCTTGGCCACCAGCAAACCGATCCGCTTGCTGCGATACAGCACCGCCCAAGCGAGCCGCTCGATCAGGTTCAATCCCTTAGGCCTCATCGGTCAGCTTGCGAAGGTACCAGTTGGCCTTTTTGAGTGACTCTTCGCCACCTTTGTGACGCTCGCGCCAGATGTACTTCAGCGCGTTGCCTTTGCAGAATCCCCGGAATTCCTCAGGAGTCAGCGCCGCCTCGATGGCGTCGATGCACTCGATGCCCCCCTGGATGTAGTGCTCCGGGTTGTTGACTGGATCAATCATGGAAAGCAGCCTCAGAAATGGTGGGGAACTGTTCGGCAAAGATCGCTTGGCAACCTTCAGCGATCAGCCGGTGCTCCAACTGGGTCTCAGGCCCGGTGCGAACCTCGATGTAGTGCAGCCAGCTGCGCAGCGTGCCGTGCATGTACAGCGTCGTGGGCGTGCAGAGCGGCAGGATCCGGCGAGCCGTCTCCTTGGCCACACCCTGCAGCAGCATGTTCTGGTACGTCAGGAAGGCCGCGGCGATCACACCACCGGCATCCATCTGCAGGGCATCGACCACCTCAGGATCAAGGTCGTCGGTGCTGTTCTGCCGGTTGGCGGTGTCCTGCCGGCGCAATGCCGGGATCTCGGCCTGGCCGGTCTCGGCATACCGGGTGCTGAACTCTTGGAAGCTGAACGACCGGTGACGCAGGATCTGCGCAGCAATGTCACGCTCGGTGTCGATCTTGATGCACAAGCTGGCCATCTCAAATGGTGACCAGTGCCAATGCTTGATCAGGTACTGCAGCAGCTTCGGCGCTGTTGCCGTGTTGTCGGCGTTGGCAGGGTTGCTCACCCTGGCCATCTTGACAATGAGCTGCTCAGCGTTCGGCGTGCAGTGGATGAAGGTGGTGGTCATGCTTTGCGCTTCTGTTCAAGGGACTCGGCCATCCTTGCGGCAGACCGCAGGATTTCAGACAGTGGTGAAACACTGGCGCGTTCATCAGCAGCAAACCGCAGTGCATAACGCACGCCTTGGCTGATGTTGCCGTTGCCAAGCCTGAGGGCAGTCGCTCGATCGCGTGCAGACAGCCGCACGCCAGCGACGCAGGAGCTGAATTCAGCCATTGGAAACCTCCGACTTAGGCACCGGCAGCGCCCAGTGAGGCAAGCAGTGGGTGTAATCATCATGGGAGAAAGAGATCATGCGGGAATCAATAAACTCCCACCATCGGCAATTTCCTTCGTTCCAAACCCAGCATTTTTGGTTTGCATCACACCACCCCTCGCGCTCCCAGGGCCGCTTGCTCACCGAGATGGGGGTGATAGTAGGGCGGACAGCAGCCTGAGCGCACTCCCAGAACCTGGCCGCAGCAGCCGGGCCGTCCAGGCTTTCCCTAAGCCGCAACCAGGAATCCCACAGCTCCTCATCCGTCGGCCCCTGCGGCTCGGGCTGGGCCAGAGCGGCGCGGGCGGCCTTCATGGCGTTGTCCAGCCTCATGTAAGGATTCATGCCGGTGTACTCATCTGTAGCAGCCAGCAGCTCAGCGCACAGTGCGCGAAAGTCAGTCATTGGCCGGCTCCATTGCAACGCGGACGTCCCGACCGATGCCGCAGGTTCCCCAGCGGTACAGATCCATGTGAACATGGGCGCCAGCAAAGTTAAAGCCGACGCGGTGTGGTGACGGATCAGAGTTGATCCACCACAGCTCACCAATGCGGCCTTGGTCAGAGTCGATGTTGATCATTCGGGCAGGGTCTCCAGGGCGCGGCGGGTGGCGATGTCACGCGGGTTATTACTGGCGCGTTCAACATGCGCCCAAAGCTCAGGCGTTGCTTTGTAGTCAGTCATTCCCACCCCTTCACCAGCTCGGCGCGGATGGTGCGGATGCACGCCTCAGCGTGATGCTCGGCGAGGTGCGAGTCAGTGCCGCCGATCGCCTTCACGCAGGCGGCCTTGATGTCGGCCCAGTCCATGTCGCGGAGGTGGTTGGCCACATCCTTGGAAAACTCAGCCCAGAGGCCGGTGTAGGTGCCACAGGTACGGCCGCTGTTGCGGTACAGCGCCATCATCATGTCGGCGCGGCGCTGGTCAAGCTGGATTTGGTTCAGTGCCATCGGTGTTGAGGATTGTGTAGAGGTTGTTGGCTTCCTGCCATGCCGTGCAGTCTGGCGGAAGTTGGTCCATGCGAGCGCGCAGCATGTTGCAGATGCGCTCGCGTTCGTAGCAGCGGCCAAACTGATACAGGCTGGCCGCCGTCATCAGTTCAGGCATTCGATCAGCTTCACAACGGCATCAGGCCAGCGGTTCTGGGCATACATCACCGCCTCCTTCTTGCCTTCGGCGAACAGGATCATCCGCATCGGTGGAGCATATGGCGCGCGCACCAGCAGCCGGTACGCCTGAGTAGGGTTACCGGCGACGGCACGGGTGACGCTTTCACCGCTGGGCGTTGTCTGAACTTCATCCCAGTTCAGTACGACATTTCCCATGCTCATTGTTCATCATCCATTGGTGTGAGCCATTCGATCTCATTGGCGTTCCCGCAGTATTCGTGCTGCACGATGATGCGAGCCTCAGCAGCTGATGATGCGAACACGCATTCGTAAACGTTGCAGCTCGGGATGCGGAAATGGAAGCGGCGATCGGTAATGAGGGTCATCGTTGTTGTGTGGTGGGATGATCAATCTGGTACTGGTGCGTGCGGCCGTCGCGGACTCCGGCGCAGTAGGAACAGATCAACAGCGCTAACGCGGCGGTGCGCATGATCCAAGGTGCGGAAAGGTTGCTCATGCCAGTGCTTTGCGGACTTGGTAACGGGAAACGTTGAGGCGATCGGCAATCTGCTGCTGGCTGAGGCCGGTGCGGCGCAGTAGCCGGGCGCGGCGATCGGTGGAAGCTGTGAGCCAGTCGATGATGGCGAGCAGAACCAGAAGCGGGAAAAACAGCTTCCAGACCAGAAAAAGGGTGGTGGTGATCATGGGTGAAGCTTGAATTGGGTTGGCGGCTTTGCACCGCTTCGGCCTCGATTGGTGACGCGGTCGTGTGACTGTTCCCGCGGGAGGCTCCTTGTGGCTTGCGCCGGGGTGCTTCCGTCCGCCCCATGCCAATAACAATACCCCGCCGGCAGCGCATCAGTCGATGGTCGTGTCACATTCCGTAACGGTCAGGTTGCGGCGTGCCTGGCGGACCTGGGTGGTCGCTCGGCACAGTGCCGTCCGATCGACTTCCTCGATGTGCTGCAGCGTCACATCGATCGGCACGCGCAAGACCGGCTTACTCCCGCCTCCGCCGATCGCGGACCATCCCACCGCAAAGTCCGGCACGACAATCTCAACGCTGAACCATGCGTTGCCGCAGTCTTGGCACACACGCTTCCGCACGGTCTGGGTGGCGCTCCGGCTGTTGACGGACGGCGTTCGGGTCTTTGTGCTCTGGCATCGCTTGCATTGCATTGGCATGATGAGGCGGTGCGCCCCGGGCTGATGAACTTCGGTGAATGGATGGCGGTGGAAATGCCCCTTGAGAAGCAGTTCCAACTGGAAACGGAAGTGAAGCGGCTGGAGCGTGGCGGAGAGATCGGCCAGCTTGCCGGCCAACTTCTCCGCCAGTGCTACTACCAGCAGGATCTGCTCCAGTCGGCCGTCAACGAGATCGCCCGGCTGGAGCTTCAGCTGATGTGATCAGAACAGGTCGGCGTCGGTGACATCAAGCACCACGCCTCCGGTTGCCTGAGCCAAGCTGGCTGCAGCAGCAGGGACAGCCTGCGCATCCTCGATCGCCTTCTGGACTTTGTAGTCCGGCTTTGCGACAATGCTCAGATACTTCACCCCGCTGTTGGCAGTCTTTGCCCAGCCGCTGAGCCGCACCGGGATCTCTTGCCGATCACCCTGTGGGACCGCGTTCATCAGGTACTGCGCCAGCGCATACGCCTGGTCAGCCGGCACGTTCAGCACGCCGTCGAACTCTGGGTAATTCTTCCCGGCTTCATACTTGTCGCCCATCCGCTTCTGCCAGTCGGCTGCGGATTGCTTAAACAGGGCACCATTCACGCTGAAAGTCATTGTCTGGATTGAGTAGGTGGGTGGTTGGGCATCCCGCGCAGGTTACGCAGCTCATAGGCTTCGACCTCCGCAACGGGATATAGGACGCGGCCGCCGATCTTTACAAATCGCGGTCCGCGATTCTGGCTGCGCCAGTTGTCAAGCGTGCTGAGGGTGACGACACCGCGCCACCGCTCCGCCAATTCCCTCGGCTGGAGATACCCAGCCTCAGAAGATTTCGTCATCATGCGTCTGCTCCCTCTCCTGTTTTGTCGCCGGTTGGGCGATCTTCTGGTTCAACTCTTCCACGGTGGTTTTTGGTGCCTCGGTGATGTCCACCGGCTCAATGTCGATCACTTCCTCCTGAGTCTGGATGCCGACCAGCAGCTCGGGGATGTACAGGCGCCCCCAGAAGGCCGCGGCCCGATACCTGATCATCAGATCCGGCATGGTTGCCCACTTGCTGCCGGCCTTGGTTGCCCAGCCTTCACGCTTTGCCATGGCCATCGTCACCTCAGGGCCGCGCAGTTCCTCACCAGTGCGGATCTCGGTTGCCACCGCGGTGCAGGCCAGCGTGTCACCCTTGCCGGTGATGTCATATCGCAGCGGGCTGAAGCGGCCGCAGCCGTTGATCAGACCGATGATGAACTGGCTGGACCAGCTCGGGCGACCGTGGATGATATGCAGGTTTTGCATCACCATCAGCGGGTCCATGCCCATTCGGCGGCTGATGTTCAGCGCCACCAAGCAGTTGGCGTACCCCGCCTGCCCCTGGAACTGCTGGGGAATGAGCGTGCTGCTAGCCAGCGCCTTGGCGATCCGTTGAGCTTCCTCGAATGCCTGGATCCCCGAGAACACGCCGGGCTGGATGGTCGTCAGTGCGGTGGATTGGTCGGTCATCAGTAGGTCTCGATTTCGGTGATGGTGGGCATGGTGCCGTCAGCTTTGGGCCGCATCCATGCAGGCAGGCTGATGGGCTCAATCTGGTCGCTGTAGCCAGGCCAGGCATCGGCGGCTTTGCAGACCGCCAAGGTGTCAAGATCCAGCCGTGCCTGCTTTGCACCGGCGTCGATCATCTCCGCGTCAGCGGCGTAAACGGCGACAGCGTGCGGGGCACGTTTCTCGACACAAACGAACAGGAACTGTTCTGGCCGGCGGCCGGTGGCGCGCTCAACGCCGTCCAGATACCAGGCCGCTTGCACGTGGTACCGAAAATTTGCGATCGACTTGCGGAACCCTGCCGGGCTTGCGTCCTCTGTGGTCTTCAGGTCCACGATCAGCCTGCCATCCGTAGTCAGCCAGTCCGGCCGGCATTTGCATTGGAGCCCGGTGGCCGCATCGTGCCACATCCATGTCGTCTCTGCTGCTCCGGGCAACTGGAGCAGCATCGCTGCCGCTGGGTGGTTCCGCACCGCACGGCCCATGGCCAGCACCAGGTCGGCGTCGTTGCGGCTGATCACCGTGCGGCCTGCAGCATCGGCCTCAAAGGCTGCCCATGCTTCCTTGCCGGCCTTGGTGCGCCGATCGATCGCCTCAGGGCCTGCGATGTAGCGCGCGCCCCATTCGCCGGGTTCAAGGATGTGAGTGTGAACCGCGGTGCCCAGCAGCATGGCAGGCGTCGGCTCAGGCTCGACCCGTTTCGGATCCACATAGCGGGCCCAGTAATGCAGCGGGCTGCGCGCCACCAGGTCGAGATGGCTCTTCGAGACCGCCGCGTGGCGGTGATATTCGGTGTTGTCCAGTGGATCCCATTCATCAGGGCTCTCAGAACTTACCATCGGCTCATTCCCCTTCCTGCTTTTTCCCGCTAACCCACTGATTTTATTTGGCTTTCCGGTCTCTGACTCGGATACCACTAAGCCAGTCGCGGGTCTAGTCCTATGAGTCTCACTCTCCGTACCTATCAGCACCGGGCCATCTCAGACCTTCGCCTCGCCTTCCGCGACGGTTTTCGCGCCCCCCTGCTCGTCATGCCGACCGGTGCCGGCAAAACGATCGTCATGGCCGAGATCATGCGAACCCTCGCCGATCGCGGCCGCAGCGCCATGGTGCTGGTCCATCGCCGAGAGCTGATCGCCCAGACCGCCGCAAAGCTGCAGCTGGCAGGCGTCAAGCACGGCATCATCGCCGCCGGTGTCGCAGAGACCCCCGCGTCTGTTCAGATCGCATCCGTACAAACGCTTGCGCGCCGGCTGGAGCGTGTCACCACGACCCCGGATCTGATCCTGATTGATGAGGCGCACCACGCCACCGCAGGCAGCTGGAGCGCCGTACTGGCCCACTGGCCTGACGCCTTCCGCCTTGGAGTCACCGCCACACCCGCTCGATTGGATGGCCGCGGCCTATCTGCGGTCTTCGACCGCCTTGTTCTTGGCCCGTCTGTCGCGGACCTGATTTTTCTTGGCCATCTCAGCCAAACCCGCATCTACGCCCCGACCGTGCGGGCGGATCTTTCAGGTATGCAAAAACGTGCAGGTGACTATGCCATTGGCGATGCTGCCAGCCGCATGGATCGGCCCACAGTCACCGGTGACGCCATCGATCACTACCAACGCTTGGCCGCCAATCAGCGCGCGATCGTGTTTTGCTGCACAGTTCAACACGCCGAAAATGTCGCCGCGTCATTCCGTGCAGCTGGCATCCCTGCCGCCACCCTGCTCGGGCAATCACGCAATCGCGATCAGACCGTGGCTGATTTCGCGGCCGGTGACCTGCAGGTGCTGGTGACGGTTGACGTGGTCTCAGAGGGTTTCGACATCCCTGCCGCAGGTTGCGCCATCCTGCTTCGACCCACCGCCAGCCTCGGCCTTTACCTTCAGCAGGTCGGCCGTGTGCTCAGGCCAGCGCCAGGCAAGACGCAAGCCGTCATCCTTGATCACGTCGGCAACGTCCACCGCCACGGGTTCCCCGATGATCCGCGGGACTGGACCCTGGAGGATGGCATCCGCAAGACCCGCGGCGCCGGTGACGCTGCTCCATCGGTGCGGACCTGCCCCAGCTGCTATGCCGCGTTCAAGCCGGCGCCTGAGTGCCCGGTGTGCGGTGCAGCGTGTGCGCCGTCGCCCCGGGAGCTGAAGCAGGTGGAGGGTGAGCTGCAGGAGCTGAAGCGGGAGGGCATCCGCCAGCGTGTTGCCGAACGGAAGAAGGCCCGCACCTTTGAGGAACTGATCAAAGTCGGCATCGCCCGCGGCATGAAGAACCCCGCCGGCTGGGCTCGGCACGTTTACTTTGCCCGGCAGCAGCGCCCGTGATCGTGCCCAACGCCGAGACCAACCTCCAGCAGCAGATCCGCTTGGCGGTTGGCACGCGGCCTGATGCGCGGCTGTTTCGGAACCAATGCGGTGCCCTCCCCGATCCTCGCACCGGCCGCCTGGTCACCTTCGGCCTGGCGCGCGGCTCAGCTGATCTGATTGGCTGGCGCACCGTGGTGGTCACCCCCGACATGGTTGGCCAGCGCCTGGCCGTGTTCACCTCGATCGAGATCAAGACCCCCACTGGCCGGCTACGGCCCGAGCAGCAGGCATGGCTTGGCGTAGTCCGAGGTGCTGGTGGCATCGCTGCTGTCGCTCGGTCTGTTGCAGATGCCGAAGCGGCACTGTCCAACCTGCCAACCTGTTCCCTAAACTCCGAGAGCGCATAGGCCATGCATGACCACCCCACCACTCATCGATCACCTTGACCTGCTCCCCGATCACTGGGGCCTGGTCGCAGTCGGCAACGACAAGCGCCCATACCAGCCCGAGTGGCAGAAGCACCCCCTCACCAAAGACCAGCTCGCCACCGAGATCCACGCCGGCCGTGCCGTAGCCGTTGGCGTCGTCGCTGGTCCGCAGTCCGGCGGCCTGCTGTTTGTCGATCACGATGGTCTCGGCGCCTCCGAGGTGCTGGAGCAGATCGGCGCACCCCTGCGCGAGTTACCTAAGTCATGGGCCGTCACATCCGGCCGTGATGGCCGGCTTCAGATCATCTATCAGGTGCCCGAACCCTTCTGGGCCACCATCAAGACCACCAAGCTCCGCAGCTCGATCAAAGGCGAGCAGCTGGAACTGCGCTGGGCTGGCTGTCAGTCCGTCGTCGCAGGCGCTCACCCGATCACCGGCGCATACCGCTGGATCAAGGGCCGTAGCCCGGGCGATCTCCCCCTTGCCGAGGCGCCGTCGTTGTTGCTCCAGCAGATGCAACGGCATCAACCTGAGCCGACACCTTTGCTCCGACTCCCAGAGCCAGACAGTCAACGCGCGCGTGATTTTCTTAGCCGCATCCCTGCCGCTGATGCCGACGATTACGACACCTGGGTCAAGGTCGGAATGGCGCTGCACAGCGTCGGCGACGACAGCCTGTTGCAGGACTGGATCCACTGGTCAGCCGCCTCAGGCAAGTTCGAGCCCGGCGTCTGCGATGCGAAGTGGAAGACCTTCAACGCCTCAACCGGTGGCGTCAGCCTTGGCACCCTCGCGCACATGGCCGGCCATGAAAAAAGCCGCCCGGTCACCACATCCGAGCGGCAGTCGCAGCCATCCCCACCACAGGGACACGAGAAGCCTACTGCCAGGCCCGACAAGCTGCTGAAGCTGGAGTCCGACGAACTGCTCAGGCTGCTGCGCCAGCAGCTCGGGCAGAGCCTCCGCTGGAACATTTTCACCAAGGCGATCGAGCTGGATCAGAAGCCGATCGAGCACATTGAGCACTTCTACCTCACGCTCTCGCAGCAGGGCGTCAAGGTCACCAAGGACCTGGCCGCCGATGCCGTCCATGTCGTTGCGCTGGAGAACCCTTACGACCCGGTCCGCGAATACTTGGAGCACGTCGCCGATCACGTGCCACCGGCGCCGATCGACCACCTTTCAACGGCCTATCTCCGTCCCACCGACCAGCCCGGCAGCCTCTACGACGCCATGCTCAAGGCCACTCTCATCGCCGCCGTCCGGCGCGTCTTCGAGCCCGGCTGCAAGCATGACTCGGCCTGCGTCCTGATGGGGCCGCAGGGCTGCGGCAAGTCCACCTTCTGGCGCAACCTTGGCGGCCTCTGGTTCAGCGATGCACTCCGCGACATCGGCAGCAAAGATGACCTCATGGTGCTGCACCGCAGCTGGATCATGGAGTGGGCCGAGCTGGATCACATCACCGGCCGGAAGCACGCCGGCCAGATCAAGGCGTTCCTCACCCAGCAGACCGATCTTTTCCGCGCGCCGTACCAGCGCACCACCGAGTCCTTCCCTCGGCGCTCGATCATCGTTGGCAGCACCAATCGAGACACCGGCTTCTTGGTAGATGACACCGGCAACCGGCGGTTCTGGGTCATCCCCGTCACGGCATCCCCGCATGTCCCCGTCGATGGCCTGCTTCTGGAGCGTGACGCCATTTGGAGCGCAGCCGTCGCCGCATATCGCGCAGGTGAGCCCAACCACCTCGGACGCGAACACGCCGAGCAGGTGGACCAGGAAAACGAGACCTACCTAGTGGACAGCCCCTGGCAGTCGGCGATCGAGGAATGGCTTAGCAGCCATCGCCAGACCCTCAGACCTATCACCAGCGAACTGTTGTTGACCGAGGCGATCGGCAAGCCGGTCGAGCGCCAGGGGCGTGCCGATCAGATGCAGGTGGCCTCGATCCTGCGCGGGTTGGGCTACGAAAAGAAGCGCGCATGGTTGGAAGGTCGGAACAAATGGGTGTTTGTCCAACCTCCAAAATGAGGTTGGAAGGCCGAGAACCCAGCTGCTGCAGTGCTTCTGCTAACCTTACCAACCTACTAACCTAAGGGTTACTTTAGTAAAGGGAAGGGGCTGCACAGAAAAAGCAGCTATAGGGCCAAGGTGGGCGAGGTCGGCAGGTTGACAGGTGTCGCCGACGCCAAGGATTGGAGGTATGCTTACAACGTCTCTATCTTTCCGACGTGACCAACTACCCAGTGATCTCGCATCAAGCTGTTTTGCTGCGCCGCAACCGCTACCCGAAGCTGGAATGGCCCGCCGATCGCCTTGCGGTGGGTGAGGCGTTCATCGTCCCCCTCTTTGATGGCACTGATCCAGATGGCCGCTCGGAGGCTTACCTTCGCGTTTTGGCCGACAAGCTCGGTCGGCGCCTCGGTCGCAAGTTCTCTTGCAACAAGCTGGACGACGGCCTTGCTGTCTCACGCATTGCCTGATTCCCGATAGCTCACGCATCTGGGATGGCGCTCACCTCGGCGCCGTCCCTACCCTTGGCCCATGGCATCCATCACCCTCGACATCCGATCAGAGCTGCCCAAGGCCATCCGTTGGACTGACGCCATGACCAAGCAGCTGCCATGGGCCATTGCCAAGGCCATGACCGAGAGCGCCAAGAAGTCTCAGGTGGCACTCAAGGCGCAGACCCCCCGTTACGTGGATCGGCCTACACCCTTCACGATGAACAGCACATTCGTCCGATACGCCAGCCCCAAGAACCTAGAGGCATGGGTGGGCTTCAAGGAGTTCGCCTCCAAGGGCACGCCAGCGGCCAAGTACCTGCAGGCCATGGCAGGTGGTGGTGTGCGGCGTCAGAAGGCGTCAGAGCGGCAGCTGGTTGCCTCTGGTGTGCTTCCTGCTGGCAGCTTCATCGTGCCCACCGGTGTCACCCCCCTTAAGCTCAACGCCTACGGCAACCTCAGCGGCTCGACCTACACGCAAGTCCTCTCACGCCTCAAGGCACTCGGGCAGCAGGGTTACACCGCCAACGTCTCAGGCAGTCAGCGCAGCCAGTCCAAGCGCAGTCAGCGCGACTACTTTGTCGGCCGTCCCGGTGGCCTGCCCCTCGGCATCTACGCACGCCTCGGCAAGCGACCTAAGGGAGGCGGCCTACCCCGTGGCTTTCACACGGTCTTTTACGTCACGCGCCAGCCGCGCTATGAGGCGACCTTCCCGATCCAGAAGATCCTCGACAACACATACCGCAACACGTTCGGCCCACACCTCCGGGCAGCACTGGAGCGGGAGCTGGCCTACCAGGCCGCGCGGGGGCGTTGATGGGTCCTCCCTCACCCTGTAATACGGGTGTATGCGAAT